ACTAGCGAAGAACTTGGCCAGTCCGTGCTTTGCGAAGACCCCGCCAAGCTCGTTTCAGAGCGCGGCCCGGATGGGCCGACTGTTTACTATTGCGCCGACTAGTAGCCGCCGCCGCCAGTGCCGCCACGGCGGCGGCGCTCTAGTGCGCCGACCAACCCCGTGTGGCGATCACGCTGGGAACGGATATCAGCCAGTTCTTGCTCACCGGTGCGCCGGTACCAATCCAGATGGTCCTGTGAACGCGACAGCAACGCGGCGAATTCTGGATCGGGGCGCGGCACATATTGAGACGCTGGCGATTGCGACATTGGCGGCGCGCTTAAGGGCTCCATGCCACGCACAGGACCGACGCCGGCTTCGTAGCCACCGCTCGAACTCATATCCACAGGGCCATCGCTCGGCCGCCACCGCGCTTGCTGGAACGGGACCCCGAGCAACTTTAACTCTGCATCTAGCGGCAATTCTGGAGGCGGCGGCGGTTGATACGACGGCGCTCCGGGATACGGCGGCGCTATAGGAAATTGTGGCTCCGATGCGGGGACGCCCATCTTTGGCGGCTCCACTCCGGGCAAGCCCAGCAGACGGCTCAAAAATCCCATTAAGCCACGCTCCCCGGCCTTGCCACCAAAATAGACCCGCTCGATTGCGCGCGCCGCTCCATCGCAGTCAGGCCGTTGGCCTGCGCAAACATCTTGGATCGCTCCACATTGGCGCGCTCGAAATCGGCCATCCAATCGCACGCCTCGGCAATGACGCCCTGGCGATAAAGCCCCGGATGGTTGGTCAGTATGTCGTCCGTCGAACTGTCGCCGGTGAACGCGCCAAGCTTGGTGTAATACGTCACCTGAAGCGTGGCGTCCGTTGTCGGCGCCACGTAAAGATTATCGCCGTCGATCGTGTACTTCTGCGGCGTGCCGCTCATGATCGAGTGCGGGTCCGTCTTGAACTGGCGGAGCGGCGTGTAAATCAAGTCCTTGCCCGAGCCGTCCGAAGCATCAATCCAGATGCGCTTGAACTCAAGCCATGACGCGGGCAGCGCGCCCACGGCGCTTGTAGTCGCAATCGTGCCTTGCGTCTCCATCGAGCGCACCCGCACCGGCTGCATGAACCACGTTTTACCGTCCGGGCTCATCACGCCGTTCGTCAGCTTGTCGGCCACGTCATTGGCCCACTCGAGAAACAGCGAGTCGTCAAACGTGCGCTCTAGCCAGCTCTCGACCGCGGTTTGAAGCGTGCCGATGTTCGTTATCGCCATGACTCAGCGACCCAATCTAAGTGCGCCAACTGATGCGGCTTTTCTTCGCCATGAAAGAAAACAATGCGCGTCTCATCCTCGATGCCGTAATGCTTGGTGTGGCCCTTGAAGCTGACCACTTGGCGGGGGAAGAGATCGTCAATCACCGCCACCGGCAGCGATCTGATCCACTCCATGTCATTGCCGCCCGGAAACTCTGACCACACCCAGCCGTGACCCTTCGGCACGAGCGCCACACCGTTGCAGACCTTCTCAGGAAAGAACGGGTCGCGCGGCACGGCCAATTGCGAGCCCTCCAAGCAATAGCGCGCCAGCTCATCGCAATTGCCCACAATCACCGTATCCAGCCCGACGAGGATCATGGGCTCGTCCAGCCGGTACGGCTCAATGCACGCGCTGTAGCCTGGCTCGGCCGCGCTCAAGCGCTCCTGCCAGATCGGCTCTGCAAACTCGCGCGGCTTCTCGGTGAAGCACACAAAGCGAAACGGCACAGTCAGGTTGCGCGCAAAGCCCCGGTAAAGCTTCTCCACGTCCTCGGTCGTGTAGTGGCGCGAGAACGGCAGGCTCTGCTCGTTGGCATCCCAGAACGGGACCGCGACCGTAATCATCCGCGCAACTGCACCGAGCTTGGCCGGATGCGCTCACCGGCGAACCGCATCCGCACTTTCTGCGCTTCGGTCCCCACCGGCGCGCACATATTATTGCTGAGCATCAGCATCCCAGGCGGAACGTCATGGCCGCAGACAACGCCCGCGCCAACCATTGCGCCCGCGCCGATGTGAACGCCCGGCAAGATCACCGCTCCCGCACCCACGGACGCGCCATCGTCAATGATGATCGCCCAGCGCTTACCGTCGAACTGCGAGGCGTCAAACCCGTCCTTATGCGCGCGCGGCCAAGCGTCATTGCACAGCACCGCGTTCGGCCCGATGAACACGTCATTGCCGAGCTTGAAGCCGGGCCCGATGGCGACGTTGTGCGCCAAGATGCAGCGATCACCGGCGACTGAGCCGTCAAAGCACGCGCCAGAGGCCACGTTGCAATCCTCGCCCAGCACAGCACCACGGAGCACGCTGGCGAACTGCCAGATGCGCGTGCCCTTGCCGATGGTGCAGTCATCGTGAACCACCGCGAGCGGATGGATCATGCCGCAGCCTTGCCTTCGGTCAGCGCCTTCAGATCGCGCGCGACTTGCTGGATCACAGGCTTCCATTCGCCCCATTGCTTCTGACGATAGACCTTCACGCTCTCGTAAAAGCCCATCGTGTCTTCACCGAAAAAGCCGGTGTAGCGCCATTGCGGGACAGCATCGGTAAGCGCCCAGCACGGCACGCCGAGCGCGCCGCAATAGTCCACCACGCTCGTTTGTACGCTGATGACCAAATCCAGATTAGTCAGGATCGCCGCCAGATCGTCCATGTCGGCGCCCTTGCGCGTCGCCCAGTACGGGTTCAGCACATCGGGCGCGAACTCTAGGTCCTTGCGGCGGTCTTCGTATTCCAGGCTGACAAACGTGCAGTCCTGGCCACGCATCAGCGCTAGGATGTCCTCGAACGGGACGGAGCGGCGGCCGCGTCCGGTTTCCCAGCTTCCGCCGGTCCAGGCGAGGCCCACGCGCTTCTTGCGCGGCAGGCAGCGCAGATGCGGCGCCTGGTCGTTCATCCACGCATTCCACATCGCCTTACGCGCGCTATCGGGCGTCAGAAAGCCAGGCCCGCGAAGCGGCTCTGCGGCGAAAAACTCGCCTAGCCCGCCCATCTCCAGCTTGTGGGTAACGCCCTCGTCACGCGGCCATTCAGAATACATCTCCCGCAGCGATCCGTACACCGTCGCCTCAGGAAACGAGCGCCGGAACAGTTCGGCGTTGCGCTCATAACACTCGATAATAACCCTAGAGCCCTTGGCCGCGGCCGCCTCGATCGCTGCCGAGATCATGCTCGCATACATGACCTCGTCGCCAATGCCCTGCTCGCCGTAAATCACCACCACGGCCTTCTCATGCTTGTTCGGGTTCCAGCGCGGCGTTTCCTTGCCGGCGTGGTAGTTCCTGATCTTACGATCCGGCTGACCCAAGCTCGGCTTGAACTCGCGCCATGCCTCTTTCCAGCGCCCCAGCGCAAAGAGCGCGAAGCTCTTGTTGTGGCAGACTTCGGGCTGAACCCCGTACTTGCGCTCCGAACGCTCGGCCCATTCCAGCGCCTCGGCATGGCGCCCGCATGTGCTGGCGATGTTGCAGAGGATGGAGAGCCCGTCCAACGTGTCCGGCGCAATCATCTGCGCCCGCATCGCCGCGCTGTAAGCCTCCATCGGGTGCCGCTCATGCAGGCACATTGCAAGGTTAAGCCAGATCGGCGCACGGTTCGGCTCAAGCTTCGTCGCCAAGCTCAGAAGCTGCGCCGCGGTCCCTTCATTGCCCGCTCGGCGTAGCGCCAGAGCAGACAGGAACATCGCCTCAGTCCGTAGCGGGTCGTTCTTCAGCACCTCATCGGCGCACGCCATGACCTCGGCCCAGCTTTCACGCTGCGCGGCGCGCTGAGCTTCCAGCAGCAGGCGATCATTGTCGTCAGTCAGTTCGGAGGCGCTTAGCTCGGTCACAGATCGTCCTTACACGGCCAGATCAGGCCATTGCCCGGAACGTGGATCATGCGCGTCATGCCCTCGGTAGAGCCGTCGCCCATGTCCATGTCCACGGTCTTCAAGTGCTGCCAATCAGGGTCACGCAGCTTCTTCAGCACGCGCTTCAAATGCTCGTTCGGCACGCCGTTGCGGTCAGTCTCGGCTAGGAGGACGTTGATCCCCTCCTTCATCCATTGCTCGACCACCAGCATCGGGATCGACGCGTAGCGCAGCCACTTGTCTTCCTTCTTGCGCCACGTCTGTTCCGACTGACGCCATTCGGCATTGTCATCGAGCACGCTAGAGCAATCCTGCGTGCGCTTGATGGTCATCTGCCCGGTGTCGGTGTTGTACTGGTACTCCTCCAGCACGCCCAAGAACGGGTCCCAATCGAACATCAGCTCCCACTTGGAATAGGCGCGCTGATGCTTGGCTGCGTGCAGGAAGCGGGCCTCGTCGTCACCGGGATCGCCCGTGTACTGGACCGACTTGAACCTCATTCGGCGATGATCACATGGCCCATGTCGCGCCGGCGTTCATACGCCTCGCGCTTGAGACGCACAGGACGGCCATTGGCCACCTCATACGTCTTGCCGTCCGGTGTCTCGTCGCCGGTAAACACCACCTTCTTCGGGCTCGTCACCATGCGGGACGAGCCGTCGCTGTTCACTTGGCGCACCGTCTCGTACCCGGCGCGCACCGAGCAGCGGACGATATCGCCCAGGCTCTGCGGCGGCAACGCGCTGGAACGCTGCATGGCCTTGCTGATCGCGTCCGCCAGCACGTTCGCATCGGGCGGCGCATCGCCTTCCAGTGTGCGTTGACGGGCGCGCTTGATGCCGGCGCTCTCGCCTGCGGTCGCGGCCGCTACGCCGCTCATGTCGTTGGGGTCTTGTGCCATTGTCACTCCAAAATGCGACGGCGGGGCCGAAGCCCCGCCGCCTAGTCACTAGCTCGTCGCGATGTCGGCGAGGATCCAGTTGCCCTTTTCGTTTCGGGACGCCTGGCTGAACTCCATCTTCAGCAGCTTGCGGTTGGCGTGGCCAACGCGCGCCAGCGGCTCGACGGAGAACGGTTGCAGATAGTGGATCGACCACATCTTGGGGTCGATACCCAGCACCGAACGCGGCGTGCTGGCGCCGCGCGCTGACGAGGTAGCCACGAAGCGGTTCGGCACCGCTTTCTTGACGCCAAAGTCAGACGCGTAAAGGTCCACAGCGCCGACGATCACATTCGAGCCCGTGGACTTGTCCACGATGTTGTACTTCGTCGCAACGCCAGAGAAGCCGCTAAGGGTCTGCTTCGCAAACGAGCCCAGCATGATGATGCTGTCCTCGCCGCCTTCATCCCAGCAAGCCTTGATGCGGCCCTTGAGCAGCGTTTCGGTGAAGGTACGGGTCGATGAACCGTCCGTCGCCGCCGCCACGATGCCGGTGCCGCTGTTGTAGCCGCCCTGCGTCGAAGCCGTTGAGCCTTTGCGGCTGTCGTTCGTGGTGATCCAAGACTCGAAGCCGGCGCATTGGCGCGCGGTAAGCGCCGAACCGTCATCCGAAGCCCAGTTGCCAGCAAGACGCGCCTCCATGTGCCGCTTCAGTTCCTTGGTGCGCTTCATCACCTGATAGCCGGTTTCCGTGTCGCGCCCTGCGGCAGTGACGGCATCGGCCGAGTCGGAGATAATGATTGCGCGGTCCATGATCTGCATGTGGTTCTTCAAGCGAACCGTGGCAGTGAACGTGCGGTCGGTGGCGGATGCGCCTTCGAGGACGGTAATCGAACCGTCTGCGGAAGCCAGCGTGTCGGTCTGCCATTCAATCACGCGGTTCGTGGCTTTCTTGCCCTTCTGAACCGTGGACTGATACGGCGTGTCCGTCGGCGCGATGTTGTAGATCGCGTCCGACAAGTCTTCCCGAACGCCAACCTGTCCATAGGTTGTCGTGGTCATGTTGAATTGTCCTTTTGGTTAGATGCGCCCGGCCTTCACCAATCCGGTGAAGAACGCCGCGGCGTCATCATCTGAGTTAGTCTGCTTCAATCGGCCCAAAGCGTTCTGTGCAAATTGGCCCTTCTGGTCGCGCGCTTGTGCGGGCGATCCCTTGGCCTCCTGTTTGCTCCGAACCAGCTTTGGCGCCTTCGCTTCCACCTTCGCCTTCACGTCCCCGCTCTGCGCCTTCATGGCCCGATAGGCCAAGGCGTCCCGGGCAACGAGTGCCTGCCGGTGGTCTGTCAAAACGGCATCAAGCTCCTCGGCCGTAAAGCCGTAGGACTTGCCCATGTCGTTGACGAACTTATCAAGCGTCTCGCGCTGGCCGAACTCGGGCCATGCGCGCGTCAGACGCTGCAACTCCAGTGTTTCGCGGTGCTCGGTCGCTTGCGCTTGCGCGGTTTGCGCTTGCTGCAACAGCCGCCCGCCAAGCTCCTTGGCCTGCCCGTACTGCTGGCTCGCGCGCTGATACTGCGCAAACGCGCGGTGATAGCCGTCCGGGTCATATTGCGGGCTGGACGGGTTCAGCATCGCCTCGGCATTCGGCGGCTGCGGCTCGCCCAGCATCTGCAACGCCGCTTGCAGCATGTACGCCGTCTGCTGGCCTACTTGCTCAACCTGACGCAAACGCTGCGTCGCGTGGCTCACCGCCTCCTGCTCGACGCGCTCAATGATCTGCGCCTTCTGGGCTTCGATGCGCTCGTAAGCCTGCGCCTTCTCGACCAGCTCGGCCACCTTCAGGCGCTTGGGCTCTTGGCCTTCCTCGCCTGCAATCTCAATCTCGTCTTCGTCCGGCTCGGGCTCGGCCTTGGCCTTCACCTCTTCCTTCTCGGGCGCCTCTTCCTCTTCGATCGCCGCGTCCGGGTCAGCGTCACGCACTTCTTGCGAGGGCGCTTGCCCGATGTCGCCCTCGTCCGGGGCCATGACTGCCGTTAGCAGCGCGCTTTCAGCGGCTGCTTCTGTGCTTTCCATGCTCATCTAGTAACCTCGTGTTGCCATCAACCGGCGCATCTCGTCATTTGTAAGCGGACCCATGCCCTGCGGCGGCTGCATTGGCGGCGGCGGCGACTGCAACATCCGCATCTCATCATTAGTCAGCGGCCCCATGCCTTGCGTTGACGGCATGGGCATCGGCATTGGCGCCTGCATCTGGCCCATCTCGTAATTCGACACCGGCCCCATGCCCTGCTGGCGCAATTGACGACGTTGCATTTCAGCGTTGGTCAGCGGACCCATGCCAGCGGCGCTTATCAGTCCCATTGCATCACCTTTCAGAAATACGGACGCGGGCCCTTGGCCAAGCGGTCCAGTTCGGCTTCCGCCGCGCGCCCGTCGCGGGCCAATTCAGTCAAGTACTTGAGCATCTGGCGCTGCGATTGGATCGCCACGGCCAGATTGCGCCGGCCAGCGTCGTCATCGAGCGGCAGGCTTAGCATCGTATGCGTCAGGTTCGCTTCAGCACGCGCCATGAAGTCTTGGACTTGCGTGCTCTCCAGAAACTGGCGCACCGCAGCGCCCTCGGATGCGCGCGTGATAAGCGTCGCCTCGTCCGGCGCTGTCGGCATTGGCTGCGAAGGCCGCACTGCGTCAGCGATGAAGCTGCGAATCTCCTTGCGGAGGAAGCTGTTGATCTTCTCTAGGCGGCTAATAGGAAAATCTCCTCGTCGTCTTCTTCCTGCGCCCGCTCGATTGCCTCGCGCATGGCCTTGGCTATTTCCTGGGCCAACGCTTGGCGGCGCCGCGCATCCTCTCGGACCTCGGCCAACTGATCGGCGAACTCGCGAACCACCGGAACTTGGTAGCGCACCGGCAGCGCCTCGAACGCCTGCACCGGCAAGCCGTACACGCGCCGCTTCGGCTTGGGCGCTTCGGGCTCGGGCGGCGCTTCCGGTTCTGGCGCCGGCATCCTTGCCAGTTCGTCCAAGAAACGCTGCAAGGAATGGCCGCGTTTCTTGTGTGCGCCGGCTCCGCTTGGTTGCGTGACCGCTGCACTATCGCCCCCACCGCCGCCGCTGCCCGCTCCGACGAGGGCAAGCAGTAGCGACATGCGTTATTCCCAGCCGTAAATCGGCGTCCAGACAAACGTGATCGTCTGCGATGCCGTAGCCGTGCCGACGATGAACTTACCGACGAGCTGCACGAACTCACCGGGGTTCACAAAGATAGGCGCATCGCCAAGGTCAATTTCAATCGGCCCATGCTGTGGAGCTTGGCCGATTGCAGCGGCGACGGGCCAAGTCATATAGCCAAGCGGCAAGCGACGCGGCGCTTTGGCGGCGGCTGCTTCAGTGGTCGCAAGCGAAACAGCCGTGTGACCATAGGCCAGCGAGAATTGAAGCGTGGTGGCTGTAGTCGCGACCGCAGCGCCAGTGTTCACGGCATCGACGCGAGCGCCGCGGATAACACAACGCCGGCCCTGCACGTTGGCTGTGCCTGCCGGGATTTGATAGCTGCCCCAGATGCCGTCTGTCGCAGCCGCAGCCGCAGCCGTGACAACACCCTGCCCGCCCAAGCCTGCCGGCAAGTTGGCGGTCAGCGCCGTGTTCGATGGCGCCGCTGCTGTCGGGTTAGTGCTGTTGGGATAGGTCGCAAGCGAGCCCATCGTGCCGCCTGAGAGGCCCTGATAGGAGCCATAGCAGCGCTGGCCTACAATCGAAGCCGTTTGCGCGAGGTTCGGGCCACCGATGGAGACTGTGTAATCGTTGAACGCGAAAGACAGAGCCGCGCCCGCAGCGCCACCAGCGATGACATGGCGTAAGGCCACCGGCAGCGATGCGCTCATGCACGGTTGGCCTTGGCCTACCGGCGTCTCAATTTCCGCATAGAGAACATCGTCAATCCAGAACTTAACGCTGTGCTCGTGGATCGAGATGATGAACTGGTACTTTTGATTGATCGCGTATGTGAAGTCGAAGGCGCCGCTGGTCGTTTCCGCGCCGTTGAAGTTTATGACGCCGAACAGACCGGAGCTGTTGAGACGGAAATAAATCCCGTCAGTCGGCGCATACGGGTTCGTGGTCGCAAGGCGAACAAAGCCGAAGTCCACGATGGTGTTGGTGGCAGGAAGCGCAGTGAAACTGCCCGCAAACTCACCGTAGAGATTGGACGAGCCAATGAGCGGAAACTCAGCGTAACTGTTCCACTGAACGCCCGTCGTGGTGGTCGTGATGTTGCCGCTGTTGGTAATCATACCCGCAGCCGTCCAACCGATCGTCATGGTCGTGTTGCGGTAGGCGTGCTTGCCGGTGTTCTGGGCCGTGTAGTTGAACGTCTCAATGTCAAAAATCGCTTCGTTCGCCACCCGCAGCTTGGCGTCGTCATCCGTCTCGGGCGATGCCAGATAGGCCGTGCCGGTCTTAGTGCCAGGGTCGTTCTCTGAGAACAGCCGCACGGCGCCGACTTCGGCGGGGCTGGTGTTCTGCGCGAGATCAATCTTCAGTCGGTTGGTCGACGTGACCTCGGCCACATTGCCGGAAGCGCTTCCGATCAGCTTAAGAAACCAGCTCACGTGTAAACGTACCTCACATCAAAAGTCCCGGTGCATAGGCCAACCAAACACGTCACGTTGAGCGTGAATGACCCGTTGCTAGGGACACAGAAGAGACGCCAGGACACCGCCGCAAAAGCGTGCTCACTGGCTGAATTGTCCACGGTCGCGTCACCCTGCACGTAAGCTTCCATGTACGAGGCTGACGTGACGCCGGAATCCGCAATCACAAACGATGCGTCCGCTACTGGCGTTGAGCCAAAGTCGATTGTCGCCGTCCCCGTGGACGCCATTATTCAACACCGACTGCGCGCCCATCCGCGCCGCGCTTAATCGACTTCGGCCGGCGAAGCTCTTTGATAAGCTCCTGCTGGCCCTTCATCATCGCCTCAATCAAGCGATCCGTGCGGCTCGGCTTGCCGTCCATCTCGGCCTCGGCGTCGTCCCGCTCGTCGGGGTCTTTCGCCATCTTCATCTTCTCAAGCTTGGTCGATTCCTTGCGCGCATCTTTGCTGTCTTCCAGCTTGGCGCTCTCGACCTCGCCCTTAAACTCAATCTCACGCGCCTTCATCTGAAGCTCGGCCTGCTTGATCTGCGCCTCAAGCTGCGCCTTCTCGCGCTCGAACTGGAGCCGCTCGGCTTCAAGCTGGACGCGCAGCATCTCAATCTGATGCTCGCGCTGCGCCTTCTCGGCATCCATCTGCGCCCGCATCAACTCATCACGCTGCTGCGCCGCGGCAACTTGCATGTCCTTCTCGGCCTGCAACACCGTCTGACGCTCTGCCGATTGAGCCTTCATCTGCTCCATCTGCACCGACGCTTGCATCTCCATCTGAGCCTTCTGAAGCTCAGCCTGGACCTTGGCCGCGTTCGGGTCTTGCGGCGGCGGCGGCACATAGGGCTCCATCTGCCCCGTCTGCGGGTTCTGCTGAACCGGCGCCCCGAAGAACTTGTCTGGCGTCTTGAACCCTAAGAGCCGCAGCTTCTCGCTGACGAGGTTGTAAAGGTGCTCGGGCTTCACCACCGGCGTACCCGGCCCATAAGCGCTCACCCATGCCACCTGATCTTGCTGGATCATCTGCAACATCATGAGCTGCTTCTCACGTGCGCCCGTCCCTAGGCCCACGCTCACCGTGCATTGAATGTCCGATTCCCAAGCGCGCGGGTCGATGTTCTGCCACTCGCCCGCAATCTTGATGCTGCGGGCTTCGTTCTGGTGCTTGTGAATGAGCCGATAAAGCTTCTTGCCAAGCTGCTGCAGGCCAACCGCCAGATTGCGGGCGATCTCTTCCTTGCGAACGCTCGCCGCGTTCTGCAACAGCTCCACGCCCTTGGCCGTGTCATGCAACAAATCCGGGTCCATCGGCTGAGCCGAGCGGTTCACGCCCGTCCGACTCTCGGCCACACGGTCGATCCACTGCATCGCCGTCAGCGCCGAGGCGCTCAGGTCAGGCGTCACCATCGGCATGATCGCATCGGACGCAGAGCCTGCGCCCTCGATCACCACACCAGGCCGCACCGTCAGCAACGCATCGAGACCACGCTGGCTCACGATGTTCGTGTTGGCATACGTGCGCGGAACCACGCTCATATACACACTGTCCAGCATGTTGCGGAGCAGCACCGTCTTGACCCGCTGAATGTCCATCGCCTCGTCGGCAATGCTCAGGCCGAAGAAGCGATGCGGGATCGGGTTCGGCGTCCAGTGGCTGTAGATGTGCTCGTCCACCTCCTCCTTTTCGAGGATGCAATCGCCCAGGCGATAGCAGCGGATCAGCTCGGGCATCCCGTCGCCGTCCAGATCGTAGCGGATATACTCCCGCATGATCTCGACCTCGCCGGCATCGCCCTCGGTCGCGCCTCGCATGGCGCCAGCGTCCCAGCCTTCCAGGTCACGGAAACGCTCAGCCCGGCGCTCGTCGGTGTTGAAGCCTGACGTGTCGCCCTGGTGGCTGTCGATCTCTTCGGCATACTCAGGCCATTTGCGCTTGGCCTCGCCGCGCATCATGCGAACCACGTCGCCGCAATAGCGGGCCGTCTCTAGGTCCACCGTGCGCGCAGCGATGCGGAAGTCCTCGGGCGCGATCGCGAACACTTCCGGGTATGCGTGCTTGGTGCGCTTCCTGATCTTGAAGGCATAGAACATGCCGTCAGGGTGCGCTTCGTCGGGCTGGCCTTGCTCTACGTCCTGGCCCACGATCTCCGTGGACGGGTCAGCCATGAGCTGTTGCGCCTGCATCATGTTGAGGCCGCTCACCTCTTGGGCGGGGCTGTACTCAGCTTCCTTCCACTCGCAGCCCATGATGCCGACGCGCTGTAACAGGCCATCGAAGATGAACGCGTCCAGTTCGCGCTCGCCCTCGTTGTCATTAAGGAACGTGTAATTCACCAGATCGGTTGCGGCCTCGGCGTGCTGGTCGCTCTCAGGCGTGACGCCGGCGAACTCAAACACCTTCGGGCCGCTGGTGAACGTGCGGCGCAGATCAGGCCGCAGCCACTGGATGATCTCGTACACCTCGCGCGTGGTAACACGACTTCTGCCGTCCACCTCGTCGCCGTACTCGTCGCCATAGTAGCGCTTCAGCGCATTGATCTGCGCTTCCTGAAGCTCGCTTTTGAGGTAGGACGCAGCCCACTGCTCTTCAGCACGCAGGGCCTCGACTAGGCCGCTGTCGTCAGCGTCGCCACGGTCGTAAGCCAATTAGGCCACCGTCCCCATAGGCGGCGCGAGCGGGCGGCTGTCTTCCACGATGGCCTGCTCGCGATAGTCGCACATCATCAGACCGAACGCGTCCGCGTCGTGGCTGTAGTCGTGGTTCGGCCCACGGTCTGCGCCCGTCTCTTCGCTGATCTTAGGCGCGTAGAGCCCAAGCATGATGCGTCCATCTTCGGTCGTGTCCTCATTGAAAACTGTCTGTGCAAAGCGCCTGCGCGTCTGCTCGATCCTGAACATCGCTGCACCCGGCCCTTGGTTGGGGATGACCCGCACATTGGCAAAGCCTGCCTTGCGCCATGCGTCTTCCCACGTCTCTGCCGGCCCGCCATCGTTGGCGCCGTCATGCGGCAGGACGATGTGAGCCTTCTCATAGCCCCGATCCCGCATCCACTGAACGTGCGCTGCGAGCGGTTGGCCTTGAGCGTTGTAGTGATCGAGCACCCTGATCTCGCGGCCCACACGCTGCGTGATCCAGATGACGTAGTTGTCAGCCTTCGCGCCTTTGCCGCCGATGTCGTGGTGGCTGTAGATCGGCAGCAACGGCTCTTTGAACACGCGCGTGATACGCTTGTCCTGCTTGGCCCTCAGTAGGTCCTGGGCATAGTAAGCGCCCGTCGCCGCTGTGGCGTAAGCGCCTTCCCAGATATGCTCGTACTGCTCTGGCCGGTCGCGCAAATCGCGCTGGCGCTCGGCCTCTAGCACTGCGGGAAACCACGGGTTATCCCGCCAGTTCAGCTCAACGATCTTGGTGTCGGCATCGCTCGGATTGCCAAAGCGCTTGTTGGTGGCGCTCGCCTTCAGCCTCGGGTTCCAGGTCAGCCATATCTCTGACCCCTCTTCCCGCACCGTAGGGATAAGCACCACCCACGCCGCTTCACTGACGTCCTCGGCCTCGTCGATCCAGCACAGCAGAATGCGCGCCTTCGACTTGATGCTGCTGAGGTTGCGCGCCAAGCCAACGAACAGATACTCGACCCGACGGCACTTGGTGCGGATGAACGTCTCGCCAATCTCGAACACCGTGATCAGCCACGGGTCGGAGCGTATGGCTGCGGCGACCTCGCTGAACGAGGAGTCCGCCAAGCTGTTCATGAACTGACGGCCGCAGAGGATGACTCCTTCGCGCCCCTCTGCTGCTGCCTTGGCGCCGATCACAGCGCTCATCTTGGCGAAGGTGCGCGTCTTGGCTGAGCCACGACCGCCTTTAGCGCCTCTGAACCTCGCCTTGCCCTCGAATACCGGGACTAGCTTGTCCGGTAGCTCGATCTCATGCGTCTGGTCGAACGCCACGCAGGACGATCTCGTTGATGACGCGCATGTCGCCGGTCACCTCTTGCTGTGAGGTGTCTTTCCAGCCGTGATTGTTCTTCAGGTCGAAGATCACGCCCGGCGTAAATGTGTCCTTGCCCAGTAGGCGCTCAGAGCGGTCCTGCTCTATGCGCAGGCGCGCCTTTTTTACCGGTAGGGAAAAGTCCTCGCCATATCCCTCGTACGTGGTCAGCGCCTGCTTGTCGGAGAAGCCCAGAAAGTAGCACAGGCCGGCAATCGTCGGCGGTTTGCCGTCTGTCTTTTGGCCCTCAAAGTAGGCGTCAATCTTCGCAGCAAACGCCTTTGCGCTTGGCCACAGGCGAGGCCTGCCATCCTTAGGCATACGAGTACTTCACGCTGTACTTGGCGGCGTCCTTGCCGACGTAAAAGACCTGAAGCGTGCGCGGGTCGTACAGTTCGTAAACGTAAAAGCTCATGGCCGACGCGTAACGTCTTGCCCTGGGTTCGTGTAAGCGTCGCTACGCTCTTGTTCTCCATGCGTGGAGATCAGCGCCCCGGTCATGGCTTGTTCCCGGAACGACCGCGTTGCGGTGTCCCAG